AGTTCGAAACGCCGCGCGCATATGACCAAAGCGCTCATGCCCGATCAGCACGCGCATTCAAACCATCCCTGATTCGTTGAATTAGGCTATATTGACAGCTAGGCTGCGATTGCCTATGGTGATCTGGCTAACCAAAGGGGAAACCATGAAACCCGCCATATCCTACATTCGCGTTTCGACGCAACGCCAGGGCAAATCCGGCCTTGGCTTGGAAGCGCAACGCGCGGCAATCGTTCGTTTCTGCGAAACGGAAAATTTCCAGATCACATCCGAATTTATCGAGGTCGAAACCGGCAAAGGCGCCGATGCTCTGGAACGCCGGCCGCAATTGGCCGCCGCATTGGGCGCGGCGAAGAAAGCCGATTGCCCGGTGATCGTTGCCAAGCTTGACCGCTTGTCCCGCGATGTCGCTTTCATCGCCGGCCTGATGGCGCAACGGGTGCCATTCATCGTCACGGAGCTCGGCGCCAACGCCGATCCGTTCATGCTGCACATTTACGCCGCGTTGGCGGAACAAGAGCGGCGCATGATCTCGGCTCGCACCAAATCCGCGCTGGCAGCGGCAAAAGCGCGTGGCGTCCAATTGGGTAACGCGGAACAAGCCCGATTGAACGCCAGCACTGCGCTAGTCTTTGCCGAATCGCTTCGCGGCGAAATTACTCCGATCGTCAATCTATCCTCGCGACGCATCGCAACTATTCTGAATTCGCGCGGCATCAAAACCAGCGAGGGCAAGGCGTGGCAATCCGCCACCGTGTTGCGGCTCATTGCCCGGCTAAAGGAGTCAACGTGAAAAAGAAAGACCACATGACCGGCGCGCAAATGCAAGCCGCGCTGAACAGAATAGGCTTTAGCCAAGTCGGCTTTGCCCGCACCATCGGCAAGGGCGACCGCACCATAAGAGGCTGGATTGCCGGCGATTGGCCGGTGCCCCGCGAAATCGCCATGCTGCTCAACTTAATGATTAAGACCAAATCCATAGAACAGGATTTACAGCCATGACACCGAGAGAAAAAGCAACGGCAGGGCTCAAGCGAGCAAAGGCTAATCTTAAGCGGGCAAAGTGCGATCTTGTCTGGTGTCGATACAAGGAGTTCGTCAGCCACACTGAATTGTTGATGGAAGGTTATATGCTGGGACTGCGTGCCGCCCGAGAGGGCAGTATCCGATTCGATATTGAACCCAAACATTAAGACGCAATCAACAGAAGTGGATTTGCAGCCTTGACGTAATAATTACGAATGGCTAAAGCTTGGCTTGCGTCAATTCTGGCGTGTTTTCCAATGGGGAAATTTCAAAATGAAAAAGTTGCTTTTTGCTGTTGCCGCACTCGCCTTGCTTGCCACTGCAGCCGACGCCGGCAATTGCACCACGACGTGCAACCGCACCTATAACGGCGGTCAAACCTGCAATACGTGGTGTTACTAAAGACCCTGAAAAAGGCGGCCTCGTCAACGGGGCCGCCCAAGTCTAGGGAGGATAAGCGCCAAAGAGAAAAGCCCCGCTCGCGAGAATGGGGCTTTTCCTGTCTCTGACAGCATCACTCCGCAGGGTGGCAGTTCAGGGGAAACCAAACAAACCGATCTTCGGGGCGCGCGTCACAAGACTAGACCAAACATGATCTTTTTTGCCCCAAAGTCAATTGCCATTCTGTTGTTCTCTTACTGCTCGTCGGGCCTGCCATTCAGTTTTAAATGGACCAAGTACCCGTTCGTCACAGTACGCGAACCAGTGCCCGTTGACGAATAAAATTTGATTGTTCATTTGCCATTGCCCTTGGCGAGTTCCTGCCAGAATTGCCCCAACCGGAACCCGGCATCCGATAAAATCTCGATGGCCTTGGCCTTGCCATGCCACAGCGAACGGTACCCGAGAATTCCACCAACCTCTGCCAGTGACGTATCAAAACAGGCGACGTGATCCGCCACCAGCGCCGGCCGAGCTCCGATTCGATCACGGGCGGCGTGGTAGAGCCGGCGATGATCGGCTTGGGCCTCGGATTTGGCCAACCCGCTCATGCTGCCGGGATCGAACGCCAGCACCCGATTCAAGTCCACCGATCCCAGATGGCCTTGCAGCCCGCCAGCGAGCCAATGCAGCGCGTATTTTTTCAAAGCCGAGTATTCTTCCGCCGAAATGTTTCGCCGCATCCACGCCCGCCCCAGCGCGTCATCAAGCATGGTAATTCTGCGGGAAGATTTGGAGCGGCCGACAACGGAATAAAACTCGCCCGCGTGCTGGATTCGTTCTTGCGTCGGTCCAGCGGTATCGTCGGGCATTCCGATCACTCCGAATGCGAATTGGAGTAACCATAACGCCAAAGCCGAAACTCGCCAATCCCTCGCGCGCGCAACCACTGAACCATGAACAGCTCTCACCGGGGTGGGAAAGCAAGAAAGGGGCTTAGCAATAGAAGAAAGGGGAAAAGGAAGCGATGGGAGGGAGGGAAGCGAAGCGCGCATCCGATAGCGCTGTAGCGAGCGAACCGACCGAACCATCGCGTGGTAGGGAAGAAAGAATGCGCGCGCGCGAGCGAGTCTCGGAGTAATTATTAGGATGTCAAGCAGTGAGGCGTACCTATTGGGAACTCACTTTCAATCTATCCACAGGTACAAAAACAGAACGCCGCGCCTCAAAATGAGACAACAGCGCTGACCATGACAGCAATGCTGACTTATTTTTCGGCGTTTTCTCTCACTTCAATGAAAGTATATTTCGGAACTCCGACCCTGCGACGACCAGGTTCGGCGACAGAGCGTTCGATGATCAATTTTTTTTGCCGCAAGCCGTCAACAATCGCCTGCGGATTGGAGTTCACCTGTATCAATTCGACGGCATGATCGCTGCCGTGTTCAGTGACCAAAATCGAATAGCGGCCCATCATCGCGGCCTCATTTGATAGTGCATGGCGAGCGCAAACGGATCGATGCCGAAGCTCGCCCAAAATTCGGATTCGTTCATGGAGTGTTGTTCGGCATGGTGACGCTCGCACAAGGGAAGCGCCCATTTGTCGCTCGATTTCATTTGCATCGCGCCGTAGGGCTTGCCGTCGCCGATCGAACCGACGCGCAGGTGCGCGGCCTGAACGCCTTCGTTTGTTCCGCACAGGCAACAGCGCTGCGAGCGAATGAAGTTCAAATAAGCGTCGTCGCGTTCGCGCGGTTGTCGCTCAATCATGGCAAACAAACTCCTCTCGCGCGCGATCAAGAAGCGACTCAAGATAATTCCAATACTCTGCAACCAGCGCCAACGCTTCTTGTTTGCTGATATCGTTGTCTTTCATCACGATCATGAACGCGAGAAGCATCCCCGTGACCGCTTCAAGATCAGTCGCATCGCGTCGCTCCATTAACGAACAAATCTCACCGGCAAGCGTTGGCGAGCGGCCTGCTGCCTTCTTTAGCGCTTCTTTAATTTTGTTAGCCATTTTCTCTGATCCTCCACGCTTGGAACGCATAATCCAGCTTGTGCCAGCGCTCGCGCTGCTGGTGAAAGCCGGGCTTGCTGAGATCGCTACGGCTTTCAACCTGGCAATGCTCGCGCACGCAGGTTGCTGCCATGTCCCCGTCATTAACAGGCGGAAAGTGCAATTCTTCGGAGAGATACGCCCAAAAAATCGGATCGTTGCACCTGATCCCGGCTTGCCACGTCGGACCTAGCTCGCGCCACCTGTCGCGATCCTTGGCCGCGTAATCAACAGGGGTTTCGTCGTCGCCAATCTCTACAAGGACACATTGATAGCGTGTCCCCATTGGGGCCTTGGTTATCCTGCCGTCCATATCGATGGCGGCAACTACAACGCGCAAAATCCAGTCCCCATTTTGTTTCTGGGAAAGGCCATCTTTCTTCACCTCAAGAGGAATGGCATTGACGCGAGCCGAGGCCGAAATGTCAGTCATATCATCCTCACGGATTTTGCGTCTGCAAACGCTGTCTGCGCAAAATTATGGCCTCGCGGACATCATCCATCATGACAATGGTAATGTTATCGAGTTCAAACACCTTTCGTATTTGTTCAATTGTAACAGTCTGCGACGAAAACCTGTCGATCAGCAAAAACCAGCAGGCATCACAGGAGTTGCCCTCGTTTTGCTGCTGCCGTTTGATTTGCCGTAGAACGGCGGGGTAATCGTCGCCCATCGACGGCTTGATTTCGACAAATATCTCAAAGTCGTTCCTGACCGACAAAGACTGCCAGCGACTATCATCATCAAAATAAAGTACCTTGTATGTGTTGAATTTTATGTCGCTGATGCATTCAAATTCGGGAGCGGAGACCTTTATGAACACTTTCGGCTGCCGATAGCGTTTCCGCCACATTTCCCACAAGTTGCGAATTGCTGTCTGATGATTTTCCGATCGCTGATGATATTTCCGATATTTGCGCCCGTTGTCCCGCGGAACCTTGAAGTATCGGTCTGCAAGAGTAAAATATTGTTCTTTCAGGGGACGGCCGGATTCGTGGTTAAAATCCGCAGCCATCAGGAAGGCTACGCGAAAATCAAATTCCAGAAATTGTACCTGCAACGCATTGTGCTCTGGCGTCTCTTCGGAAGGCGGAAGGAAATTGTTGACAACAACCTGATAGACTGGAGAAAATTTTTCCTTGAACCACGCCTGCTGCGTCAG